GTAGGGGGAGTCTCACTATGAAAGTTAAACATCGAGGCTTCTTATTCGAACGCACTGCTTTGCTTATCGGTCATATCTCGCTTTATGAGACGGAACACGGGATTGAACCCGATGTTCCGCACATCATTGAAACGGGATACTTACCTTTTAACATTGTCAGTGATTATCAAATTCGGTCGCAAGGCCTTTCTTCTCCTAAGACGTTCTCTACCTTCATTAATATGAAGGTATTGAATACCTTTAGGGCTGATGACCTTATATGCGGCTCGCGTACTCCTGACCCTTATAACCCCGGATATTTCCGGTGTTCTACTGTTTCAGGTAATACTCTCCGAGTCGCTGCGATGGATCAATTATCCTTATCCAAGGATTTTCTCCTGCCTCTCCGCCAGTCTGTCGCCGTTGGACTTCAACCCAGGGTTAACCCTTCGTTTTGGTTCTTTGGTGACATTGACGAGTTCGCTGATAGAGCTTATCAAAAGATTAAACCGAGTTTAAACTCTGCTTTTTCTTTATTAAACTTTATCTACGAGCTTAAGGATCTGAAGCCTCTGTGGAAGGAGTACTTTAAAAATAAAGGAGCATTTAAAAAATGCTTTTCTATCTTAAAGAATTCCCGTCACATGAAGCTTCGTCAGCTCTGGAAGGAACTTGCTACCGTACACCTTGAATGGTCGTTCGGTATCAAACCTTTCATTTCTGATTTGCAGTCCATATATAAGACTTTGAAAAGTCTTAAAAAGAACTGCAAGGAGATAACTGATCACGCTGGACTTGTCGAAAATCGTCACTACTCTTCTCAGATCCCCTTTCCAGGGTCTTCTGAGTTGAATGGGACGATCAGTCGTTTCCCCATTATGGAGAATACTTCTGATGTTGATTTAAGTGGTATTAGCGTTTCTTACGTTATTACCCTTTCTCAAATCGACAAGGGAGAGCACGCAACTTGTAGGTATTCCTACTCTGTTCCGTATCTCTCCGAATTCGAGTCGACCGTCGGCAAATATCTTGACGCTTTTGGCGTTAGTTTTGATGCCGCGATTATCTGGAATGCTATTCCCTTCTCCTTCGTTGTTGATTGGTTCATCAACGTTGGTGAATGGTTACATTCTAGACGACACGATATGTACCAGTGTATAGTGACTCTATGGGATTTCTGTGTTTCACAGAAATACATAGTAACCGTCACGTTTACTGCTTCCGGATTTGATGAGTTTGGGTCTCCTAAGACCCTCTCTCTCGGTTCGATTCAGCAGGATACGTACGTTAGATGGAAGCTTTTGCCTCGATCTAACAGGAGTCTAACGTTCCAATGGGCTGGTAGTACTCAATTATTGCTCGGTTCGAGCTTAATTGGTGCTAACGGCCGTAAGGTTCATTAGTATACGTTGCCTGAAATGTCAACACCAACCATGAAGTGCATTGTTATAATACAATTGCTTACCCCATGCTTGACTCAAACCTGACAGTTCGTCGGGCAAACCTAACCACTGCTCACGTCCTGGACGTCTATGCTCTTACGAACATTGACGCCCAGAAATCGACGCGAATCTTGGTTGTTTCCCCGACGGAGCGCAAAACGCTCTCCGTTTCGACCATCCAGTCGAACGAGAACGGCGCTGTACCCACCGACAGACACCTCATCCGCATCGATCACGTCATTGTTGACGCGACGACCGGCGAGAACGTGACCTGTTCCGTGTACCTTGTTGTCGCAGCCCCGCGTTATGCGGCGTTTACGGCAGCTAAGGTTATGGAACTCGTCACTAGTGTCTTCTCTGTTGCCCTGGCCACTGGTGATTCCAGTGACTATGACACTCAGACGATGGGTGCTGATTCCATCGCCCGACTTGGTAAGATTCTCAACGGCGAGCCTTAATTTCTAAGGCTTCCCGGGGATCATCTTTCCCTTGTCTTGCGATCTGTCTCGGCCTGCAATACGATTCTTGCGTGGGGCTAGGATCACTTCCGGTTTCCCGGTAATGAATAATAGCCTTACTGAAAATATATATTTCCAGCTAGCAGATGAATTGTATTGTGACATAGCTAACGATGCTTCACTTCCAAGTGATGAGTCACGGAAAGATAGACGCACTATGCGTTTACGTTTCCAGGAAGAGGGTGTTAGTTTTTATACTAAAACCCTCCCTAAACTCGGGAAGGCTCTTGATAGAGCCCTCTCGAGTGATGAACCGCTCTCTGTGAGGGGTTTCGCTTTGCGAAACTCTTCATGCATTCCCCGATTTATCGGGTGTTTGCTAGAGCGGATCTTCGATGACTCTGGCCATCTGCTGAAAACAGCAGAACCCAGCATTGTTAAACACTGCAGACAACTTTGTTACCTTTGGTACAAAGTTGAACTACCATATGCCGAAACTGATATTAGATCTGTTCTTGAGGGCTTTGTCTCTGTTGATTCCTCTCTTCCGCAAGAAATTGCAGGAGAAGGATTCGAAGGACGAGTCCTCAAAATAGCCAGAAAACAGCTTTCACAGCTGTTCTCCGGCTTTGATCCTAAGGAGATAACTCCTAGACATGGCCCCGGAGCTGTTGCTACGGGAGAAGATACATTCGAGAAGAGTAAATTTTCTCGTCTGTATCGAGACTTGGACAGCGTATACCCATTTGATGAGTATATGATGTACAACCTCACTCATGTCTGTGATCAACCCGGCTACCTTGACTCTCTTGTCTCTCTCGATACTGGAACGGCGAAAGTCGTTCTCGTACCGAAGGATTCAAGAGGGCCTAGGCTTATCTCGTGTGAACCATTAGAATATCAATGGATTCAGCAAGGCTTGTCAAGAAAGATGGTTTCTCATATTGAGAACCATCCGATGACGGCTGGTCATGTAAACTTTACAGATCAGGGCGTCAATCGTAACTTGGCTCTTGCTTCGTCCAAAGATGGCCGATGGGTCACATTGGATATGAAGGAGGCATCTGATCGAGTGTCTCTTTGCTTAGTTGAAGAACTATTCAAAGGTACTCCTCTTCTTGATGCCCTTCTAGCTTCGCGAACTAAGTTCACGAAGCTTCCTTCAGGTGAGTTAGTAAAGATGAAGAAGTTTGCTCCTATGGGTTCAGCTTTATGCTTTCCCGTAGAAAGCTTGTGCTTCTACTTCCTTGCTTCTGCTTGTGTTTCCGCGAGCGCAAACGTACCTCTTCGTGTTGCACGAAGAAGCGTTTACGTTTACGGCGATGACCTCATAATACGGAAAGAAGTCTATCAATCCGTTTTACAGTGGTTACCAGCGTTCGGACTTATGTTCAACGATGGCAAATGCTGTACTGCTGGACTCTTTAGAGAGTCCTGTGGCATGGATGCTTTTAATGGCACCCCTGTCACTCCCTTAAAAATAAGGACAGTATGGGATCACCGTAAGTCTCCCGAGCAGCTCGTATCGTATGTTGAGTATTCAAACTCTCTATACGAGAAGGGCTACTACAGAAGCGCTGCATATCTCGAAGATATTACTATCAAGAGATATGGTTCGATTCCCTATAAGGACGTGAACAACGCTCCTTATATCGGTTTCCTGCGTTCTGGAGTGTCTGCGCGTTTGCATAATCAAAGAGCGTTTAAGCATAGGAGGAATCCTAATCTTCAACGCTACGAGATCTGCAGCCGGATCATAAAGCCAGTCTATAAGACTCAGCCTTATGATTCGTGGCGAGAACTCCTCCGTCGGTATTCCGACGGCGGAACCCAGACCGAACTCGGTAGACGTGCGATCGTACGCCGCACTAGGCTAGTGCGTACGTGGACCGCCTGCTTTTACGAGTAGGTGGAGCCCCCTTTGGGGGCTTTTGTCGTTGTTAGACTGGTATCTTCCC